TCTCCTTAGTTTTTTAGGTTAAAGAGCGTTCCTTCAGTCGGCGTTTGCGTTCGCTATTTGCGAATAGCGAATGAACGATCCGTTCCGCGTCAACTTACTTCCGTCGCAATAAGCGATGAACGTTATAGAGATATTATATCCCATTGACCATATCTATGCAAATAATTTTGTAACATTTGTTACAATTTTTAAAAATCTAAAAAGGCAAAAAAATTGCCGGAATTTTTTCCCGGCATCTGGTAGATTATTTTCTCTTTTTCTTTTCAGGAGATTTATATCCCCAGAGTTTTGGGTTGATCCTACCATACCCAAAGTCAATACTCTTTAAATTTTCGCGAAACTTATCCCAGTACATATCAAACAAACGAGTTCTAGATCCTCTTGTTAAATCAAAACAAACCTTATCATCTACAAGATACTTTACAATATATGCATCATTAGGAGCATCTTTTGTACGAACTTCGGCATATGAACCATTTTCAATCATAATGTCACACCCGTAACGTGACTTACAATTTTCTTTTTCTACAGATGTCCAATGGTCCATATGCTTTTCCTTACTTTGTGCTCTTTCAATCACTTCATGAATTTTACTCACGAACGGCCTCCCCAAGTAATGTCAGGATATGCCTGACTTGCTATCTCTTTAGTAATTTTATATTTTTTACCTAGTTGCTTATCTTTTACAAGGCATAAAATTTCAGCCTCAAGTGGGTGAAGACCTTGTAAAATATTAATAAACAATGTTTCTCTACGAAGAGAACTTAGGCTATCATTTCCACCCTTAACAAAATTATAAAATTTAGTATACTCTTTCCTAATTGAAGATCTTCCTTGATCTTGAGATCCTAAAGAGTTAGTACCCATTTCTTCCATTTTGTAAACAGCATCTTTAATTTTTTCACTTACAGTTCCACTGAAAGAATTTTGTTCACCAACACTAGCGTATGGAACTTCACCTTCAGGTAATAATGAAATTATACTTTCATCAAAGTTCCATACAAAAATTGTTCTGATGCTTGGGTCTGCGTATTTTTTTAAAATTTCAACTTTTTTTGCAATGGTCTTTTGCTTTGACACTAAACCAAAAACTTCAAATACAAAAGGATTTGAAGGTAGTTCTTCATTTACAATTTCTTGTTTATTAGAAGTTACTGATCTAGATTTCGTCGTCTTCTTCTGTGTCGTCGTAGTCATAATTGTTATCAAATCTAAAAGCTATAACCTCATCGGGTATTAAATTACCTTGGGAATCAAACATTTCGGGATGTGTTTTTGGTATTTCCCGATAATTCATCATATATTCTCTAGCAACCCACCCACCTATAAGTCCCACTATAAGAAATAAAACTGTTAAAAATGAACCAAATACTAAACTGATTGCTAACATTTTTTTCTCCTGGAGACTACTTGGTTTTCCTTATATTAAAGGAAAATTCAAAATAAATGGTTAATTCTCTTTTCAGAAAACAAACCATCTTTTCATAAATGATGTGAAATGGATAAGTTTGTTTTCTTTTTCCTCCGTTAAGAATAAATTCAATACCGCGATTGATTTCGAGGTTGTTATTTTTATTTATGGAATTATCAAATGATTTGTTGTTCTCTGAGAAATTTGATTGAGTCAACACAACCTCCTATTTTTTTATCATCACAAATAACTTGTGGAAAAGTTGACCCTTCTCCAAATTCAGAATAAAACTCTTCTCTAGTAAAATCTTCACCTAAAGTATAAATTACATGTTTAAGTTCTGATAATTCCAGAACAGATTTTATTTTTATACAATATGGACAATCTTTTTTAGAATAAACTACAAAATTCATTTTAATTTCTCCTAATGTTTTCTGGTATTTCTCCACCAAATTGATTTAATTTATCACAAACTATAGCATAATCATCATCATTTAAATCATAATCAATTAATATTTTCTGAAGTAAAGATTTAGATTCTTCAGATTTTCCCCACCACCAAGCTGAAATTGCCTTTTCAAATAGTATAGCATGTTTTCCAGGATATTCAACGTCAGTTTCCAATGGTTTAACATCAAAATCACAATATCTTAAACAAAGATCTGCATTAGTATAACAGTCTTGCCACCATTCTTTTCTCTTAGCAAATCTAGCTAACAAATAATATGCTTCTGGTCTATTAGGCATAAACATTTGTGCCTGCCAAAGTAAAGATCTAGCACTACCATCTCTAGTACCTTGCCTATCATAACAATGTGATGCATGTAAGAGTGCTTCATATGCAAGATCTTTATCAGTATCTGCCGATCTTTCAGCACACCTCAAAAAGTAAGATAATGCTGGAGCTGTGTGCTTTCTTTTTTCATACCACAAACCAAGATTAAAATTATGTCTTGGATTTTCAGTATCCAAAGAAAACTTAGTTAATAATTCTTCGATCTCAGTTTTTTTACTTTGATCTTTAATAATTATCGTTTTATTCGGAAGTAAATACTCCTTAACTCTTGGCAAATCAAATATAATCTTGGGAAGATTATCTACACGATAATTTTTAATAGTGTAATTAACATCTCCAGATGGAGATATTTGCCCTTCCGTCAATTCATAATTTGTCATAAAATTCTTCATAGAATCTTCACTATAATTTCCATATTTTAAATGACTCAAATCTTGATCATGATGACAAGATGCTTCTGCTTTTTTCAGTCTATCAATGTTACTACCCATCCAACTAAAATGCCAACCAAGATCTTCCATAGGAACATCATTTTCATAAGCCCAAACTATGGGGTATGGATTTTTAAAATTAGCTCTCACATGAGTAAGACTTATTGATTCCATATGAGATTTTAAGCATACAAATAAAGAATACTTCCATTCTCTTGGAGTATCTGTATTTGTATGATACACTCTCATATCCGCTCTACCTTCCAGTTGAACTAAAGGAACTTTAAAAATTTTATCCCTATGTTCCAAAGCAAGATTTTTATATAATTGGATATATTCTGGATTTATGATTTCATCACAATCACCAACTATAAAAATTGTATCATCAGAAAAGTTATTTGTATTTAAGCATTGTGAAATAGCGTCTCTTTGCAATCTTTCCCTTGAAGAATAATTTCCATTTTTTTCAATATTATTTCCATAATACATTTCATATTCAGTTATTGGTGGAAGATTTTCTTGAGATAAATCAAGTTCAATAACTTCAATTTTTTCTTTCGGTACATCCAATTCATCTATTAATTTTTTTAAAGTATATTCTTTTGGAAGTCCGTTATGATAATGATTAGCATCTACTACAACAAATTTATCAACATAATCCTTTAATAAATTAATTCTTAACTCAAATATTTCTTTTTCATTAAAATAAGTAAAACAATCTACTACATTTAATTTTTTATCGTTAATATCAGACACTTGACCCATATTTTTCCACCAATTCAAAACTTTTTCATGTGCTATAAAATGATTATTTTTTTGTCCCTGATTCACATCATCATCATCACCCTCAAATGTCGATCTAAAACTAATATTTTCAACAAACAAAGGAATAGTATAAGTTTTACCTTCAGAACAAAAAATAATATTTTCAATTAAAGGTTGAATATTTTTATCAGGAACATACAAATGATATTCATCACCTTTAATATGATTGTCAATCAGTTTTTTGGCATAATCTCTAGTCAAAATATATGCAGTGGCAGACCAATCATTCCACATTCTATCTCTTAATTCGAATGTCTCATAATCTTCTCTAACAGTTAGTAACTGAACGCAGTCAGCATCTTCAGGTATTGTTTCAATAAATTGTTCCCAATTAAAATTCCAATATTGTACAGTCTCAAGACTTAAATCATCTTCACAAAAAAATCCATATCCATCATCACTATTTTCATACCAATCTTTAATCATTTTTAAATGAGATACGCAGCATCCTTTGGTACCATCATTTAATTGATATACATTATCTCCAGTTATTACATCATCAGACTCAGAAAATCTCTTAGATATAAAGGGTATTGTTTTTACATTGTACTTTTTAAATTCTCCTTCCAATTCTTCACGTCTATCAACACTTTCTTCAAGACTAATGTATCTAACTTCTTTGAGTTTATATAAATTATTTTTTTTGTTTGAAATTTTTGCTTTTACCGTAAAAGTTTTTGGTCTGTTATTCATGAGATCAGCAATGTAATAATTTTTAGAATGTTCTTTTATGTCCCATTGATATTTTCTATCAATGTAATAACTATCAATTTTATTATCTTTCTTATTTTTCTTTATGAGATCCTGAACTACAACATATTCTGTTTGCCAGTCTAGGTCATTTCCAGACCACCTATCAACTAAATTATTTCTATACTGATTTTCTATTTCAGGATCATAATCTTTACAATGTAAATATCTTTTTTTATCAGAATGCGGTATATGAATTACAGTGATATCATTTTCAATTTTTATTTGATTCAGTCCAAATAATTTTAATCTTTCGGACATATTATCATCTTCCCATCCATAACTCTCAATTGATTCATCAAAACCACCAACAGAATCAAAGTTAGATTTACTTACAAATAATAATCCTTTAACGTATTTAAAAAATGGACTATACGCACAAAAATATTTAAATAGTTCTTCAACAGAAGATTCTGAATATTTTATATTATAACTTCCTTGCTCTTCACACCAATATTCTAATTTTTCTGGAAGTGAAATTCCAGAAACAAATGCTGTTTGATCTATTGTATAGTGATCAAAAAAATTATAATAAGGATTGAGAATATAATCTGTATCTACTTTTAAAATATATTCTTGTGTTGCAAAACTTGCAGCAATATTTAATGGTTGAGATAGATTAAAGTATGGTTGATTATTAACTCGTATAACTTTAATCCTAGAATCTATTTCTAAAATATTTTTTAGATCATTATCAGAATCCCAATCAACAATAATTATTTCTTTAATTTGTTCGTATTTTAACCATGAATTTAAAGAAATAATTAAAGAATCAAATCTATTTTTACACGCACAAATTAAAGAAATGTTCATATTTTTTCAGCAAAGTAATATTGTTCGTCAACTTTAGTAATATTCCAATTAATTTTTGATTTTACATGATAATGAGTTATATCAGAACAGTAAGATTTTATATTTTGTGTTATGTGACTTTGGGCAATAGAATAATTTAGATTATAAAACAATTCATCTTCAGGTAATTCTGGCATTGATGATTTAATAGAATCATTAATAGTATTATAGGTGTATGCTTTGAAATTTTTAATTCTATCTATATCACCATGAGGTATATGAATTAAAGTGTAATCTAATTTAATTTTTTTCTCCTCTAGTCCATATAATTTTAATCTAAGTTCAATCTCACTGTCTTCTCCAGCATAATATTCGCCCATATTTTCATTATATCCTCCGACTTCATGTAAAAATTTTGTTTTTACATATAAAAGTCCTCTAAGATATTTAAAAAATTGTATATTGGCATCCTCCTGAATTGTTTCTTTATCACCAGAAACAAATACATGATCGTCTATCATATAATTGTCAAAGAAATTAAAATAAGGACTAAAAATGTAATCAGTATCAACTTTTATTACTGATTCTTTAGTACATAATTTTAAAGCCAAATTCAGTGGTTGGGGTTGATTAAAATATCTTTCATGATTAACTCTAATAATTTTAATTCTTGGATCAAGTTTAGCAAGAAAACTTATAGATTCATCAGAATCCCAATCAACAATGATTATTTCTTTAATTTCATCAAAAAGTAACCAAGAACTTAAAGAAACTGTAAGTGGTTTAATTCTATTTTTACAAGCACAAATTAATGATACTTCCATAATTTTTTTGTTACTACTCCTTTATATAGTTCGTTACAAAATCTTTAGAAACTTTTAATATATAAGCAGCATTATCTTGAAATCCAAAAGTAATTAAATAATTTTCACCATATTCACACATACCTACAGCAAATTCAATTTCTCCTTCCATAAAAGAAAATCTTTTTGAAACTTTAACGATATTAAAGTCATCATCCCAAACAACAAATCTATGCCTATAAGATCCATCCTTTCTACCAGCAGGACTTTTAAAAAGAAAAGTTTCGTGGGTTAATCCCAGGCGATAATCTCCATATTTAATTACTTGAGATCCACCTCTCAAATCTATACAACCAAGATCTTTCCATTCCGTCACATTAACTTGTTCGGTTTTTCCAGTATTAATATCATACTTTACAACTTCAGTACCATTTGTCCATTTAATAAAGTGGAATGGCATATCTAAAATTGGCATCCAGTTTTTTTCACAATAACTTTCTTTCTCAACTCCATAATCTGGAATAGGAATTCTATATTGAGAAATTTCTTTCACCCCATTATCAGAAATTTCTATTTCAGAAAGTTCCATTCTTCCAGTTCCAATGGTGTCAAGATCTCTTCTTACACCACAAATATAAAGTTTGCCGTCCCATCTTACAATACGTGCATCTTCAAGTCCAACAAATTCCCAAAGTTCTTTATCAGGAAACTTTGATGTATCTATACGATGATACCATTTAATACTAAGATCATCATTCAATTCACACATAACATTGTTTGTACGAAGACGAATATCATCTTCAGGGTGAATATAAACTAATGGTCCCCAATGATGTTCAAATTTTTTCTTTTCAGAATGATATAAAGTATAATTGATGTTTCTTAAATTTACAAGAATTTTACCATTATCATTATAAATTGAAGGATTTGTTAAGGCAGGTCCTCTTAAATCTGATGAAGGGATTAAAAGAGGATGAATACTGCCACCATTTTCTAATGCAAGTTTTACAAAATTCATTTCATTTCAGTGTGATTTTCCGTTATTTATTTTTATTATAGCACAATCTTTTTAAGATTCAATAAATTTTAATCTCTTTAAAATATGAATTTGTTAATTCATTAATTTCTTTTTTTAGTTTAGATCTTTCATCATTTGTCTTGTAAACACTACGAGCAAGTTCTATAAATTCATTATCAAACTCTTGAAGAATTTCTTTTTTTCTAATTTTATCTTCAATTTTCCAAAGTTTTTCATTTATCTTTTTTAGTTGAACTTCAAAAGGTAAAATATATTGTGTAATGGTTGATTTAATTTTATTTAATTCTTCTAACTCCTTATTAATATATTGATTATCTGCAAATAATTTTTTAATTTCAAGAATAGAAATTTTATCTAAAAGTTCTCCAACAGATACTGGAATTAAAACTTTCATTTTTCCAACTCAACATTTAAATTAAGATATAATTTTTCAATAGATTCAAATCTTTCTTTACAATTTAATGTTTGTTCAGAAAATCCAGATGCAAAAATAATAATATTTGGATTATCCAAAATTTTTCCTATTTCAAGTAAATATAAAAATGCTTTGTTCATAGAAAAACCACCAATATTCATTGCCTCACTAACTGCATGAAATGCATAATTTGCTGCACTTTGAATGTTATTTTGCATTAGAAAAATTTGACTGCAAGTAATAAAACAATCTACACGAAATTGATTAAAATAAGGACTGGATTGATTTAAAAATTCTTGACCATAATTTAGTGCTTTTTCTAAATTTTTAACCGAAAAATAATGATTAAATATAAACCAAATATAATACCAATTTTTTTTATTCTTTTCATATTCCCTTTCACAGATTGAAAGATAAAAAAGTTCTTTAGAAATTGATTTTTGAACTTTTTTTGTAATTTTAATTGTTGTGTCCACAACACTTTCATTCAGATGAGATTCTGTTGGAAGAAATGAAGGAATTTCATGAACTGCATTCACCCAAATATAATTTTTAGTTCTATGAAAACGAACATGAACTTCATTAGATTTTACTGGTTCTTCTTCATCACTCTTATTATCATAACGTTCATGCCTAAAAGCAGTAAACTCATTTGAAATTACATCAAGTCCTTGTGGAAAAAATTCATCAACACTCTCATTAAAATCTAAAGAAAATGCCCAATCTGTTTTAACATAAGAAAGTGCCTGATTTCTTGCAATAGAAAAATCAAATTCTTCATCAGTTTGAGGATGCTCATATACTTCTATACCAGCATCTTTTAAAAGTTGTACCGTATTATCTGTACTACCAGTATCTACTACTACAGTATGAGAAAACTTTTTAGAATTTTCTATAAACTTATCAATATTATTTTCTTCATTTTTGGCAATAGCATAAAGTGTTACTTCCATTTTTTGTTCTCCATTAAATTTAATCCATGCATCATCGTAATGATGTAAGGCAACTGTTTTTATATATCCAAGTTCTCTAAACCTATTTTCTATTTCTTCTTTTTTAGAACCTAAGTGTAATTTTTCATATTCAATTCTATTAATATTATACTTTTTCCAATCAGTTGTTAACAAAATTTCAGCATCAATACCTTCAATATCTAATAAAATCCAATCTAAATCTGTTACACTATATTTCTCAAATAATTGTTCTATAGTTAAACATGGAACTTCAAATTCTAATATTTCATGTTCAGGATAATATATTTGTACATGAGATTTTTTACAAGATGTTACATGAAAGTTAGGACCATCATTAGGATGATAATAAAATTTTAATATTTTTTCTTTATGATCAGGAAGTTTTATAGCAATATTTTCTACAAAAACATTAGACCCAAAATCAGAATAACATTTCTTTAGTTCATCAATATGTAAAGAATTTGCTTCAACAAATAAAGCAAATTCTAAAGTTTTGTACTTTTTCTTAAGATAATTTGTAAGATCATCATTACCTTTATTAGATCCAATTTGAACTAATTTCATACATATTTACTCCAATCAATACAAGGTGATAAAAAATTAGAATGGCAATGAGTTGAATATCCAGGAATGCATGAAATAAGATTTCTTCCTAATTTATTTAATTCTAAAAATTTACCATGATCAAAACTTGGTTCATAATTATTTGAAAATTTAATATGAATATTCCTATCTTCTTTAAGAGTTTTAAATTTAGTAGAAAAAGTATTAGTTGTTGATGGTATTGGCATCCAATGAGACAATTCTGTATGAAGAACTTTAGTCATAAAATCCTTATACATTTCTTGATATTTGTCCCCATGATCATATAAAGTCACATAATTCACTGGAAGATTAAATCCATCCATGAGTATTCTATCCCAATTTGGGCGATGAACATAATCATCCTCTAAAAAATAAACAATCGTTTCATCATCAAAGTTTTTAGATAAAACATACATTAATGTTTCAATGAAACTTTTAGATTCCATTCCAGAATCAATTTCATAAACATTTTCTTCATCTTTTAAGAAAGTATTTTTAATACTTCCATAATGTTTGTCATATATGATTGTATAATTTGTAGTTTCATAATTTAAAGTTTTTTTAAAATTATGAAATACTTTTTCTTTATCCCACCAATATGGTCTTTCTCTAGTCGGTTCATTTTGTAAATTAGAATAATAACAGTGTCTCAAAAAAACTTCAATTTTTTTCATAATTACCAACTACTTTAGAATGTTTTTTCTCATTTATTTCTTTTTCAAAAACTATAATAGAATCATGAAAACAAATAGATTTTAAATCGGGAATGTGTTGAGTGTATTCTTCCTTTATATGCTGAATATTTGTATCATGAACAAAATTTGAAGCAATTGAAACAAAATTAAAAGGTGACGTTATTCCACCTTGATAATCTTTCCAATAAGATGTATGAACATCTTCCACTAAATAAATTCCCCTGTTATTCAATCTTGGATACAAAAAAGAAAATGATTTTAGTATGTCAAGTTGATTATGACTACCATCATCAATAATAATATCAAAATTTCCATGTTTTTCAATAACAGCATTTAAAAAATTAATGTCAGATTGATCTCCAATTTCTACAAAAATTTGATCTTCTTCATACTTCCTAAAAGAATGAATATCTATACCTACTATAGTTGCTTGTTTTCCAAAATATTTTTTCCACATTTGAAGAGATCCACCCTCTTCCACCCCTATCTCTAAAATTTTTACAGGAGTTTCGATAAATTTATGAAAATATCTTTCATAAATTTCAAAATAATGCACCCATTTATTAATAGGTCTATCAATATTATTTTCAAAAAGATCAATTAATTTTTTCATAGATTAAATTTAGAATAAAGTTTTACATTTTCTTCACCAATTATATCAATTGGATCATCAGAAATTTTTGAGAGTTTTGGTCTAATAGTATGAAGATCTCTAAGTCCCCATGCTTCATCTTTATCTTCTGCACAAGTATTTAAAATACTTTCAAAATTATGTGGATAAGATTCTATATCCAAAAATTGATAAATTTTTTCTAATTCATCTTTTGGATTTGATATTAAATCATTATAATTAATCATATGAATAAAGTTTGGATAATTTTTCAATCCATCAACAACACTAGTATAAGATGGGGAAACATAGTATCTCCAAATTTGATCAGCACGATTATTATTTGTGATCTCTTTATTTTGAGATCTTAATGCATTATCAATAAAATTATCTTCATGTTTTGTTCGATTTATTAATGAAATATAAGAAGTTAATACTTCAGGAATTGGACGATAAGTAACAAGTATTTTTGGCGAATTTTTAGAATATTTAATAACTGATGAAATATTTTGAGGCCAAGATCTATGTTTATCAAAAATATAAGGTTTATCAATATGAGAATAAAAGTTTGAAAGTATTGATGAATATATGTTATATGTTACCTTACTAATATCATAAGTATATTGATACGTTAATGACATTAAAGATTTATCAATTGTACTTAATAAATCCGATAATGGGGATGTTGGAGATATATAAATTTTAGAATTTTGATTCAAAATACTTCCAAGAAGAGTAGATCCAGTTCTAGGAATCCCAGAAAGAAAAAATAATTGTCTCATAAATTTTTATTAATATTATATCACAGAATCTACAATTTGAATTACTAATGTATGAGCAAATCCACCAGATACTTGTTTCCAAGTTGTTCCTCCAGCAAATGTTGTGACTGGAGTTGATCTAGTTGTAAACGTATTATCTCCAAGTTGTCCATTACCATTAGATCCCCAAGTCCATAGAGTTCCATCAGTTTTGACTGCCAATGTACAAAAATCTCCACATTCTACTTGTTTCCAAGTTGTTCCCCCAGAGAATGTTGTGACTGGAGTTGAACTAGGTGTAATTGTATTATTACCAAGTGGTCCATCAATATTATATCCCCAAGTCCATAAAGTTCCATCAGTTTTGATTGCTGACATATGACTATCTCCACCAGATACTTGTTTCCAAGTTGTTCCTCCAGCAAATGTTGTTACTGGAGTTGATCTATTAATATCATCATTTGTTCCTAGTTGTGCAAAGTCATTACGTCCCCAAACCCATAAAGTTCCATCAGTTTTGATTGCTGATGTACAATCAATATCATTAGCACCACTAGCACTAACTTGTTTCCAAGTTGTTCCTCCAGCGAATGTTGTGACTGGAGTTGATCTTCTTCCAGAAATATTAGATCCCCAAATCCATAAGGTTCCATCAGTTTTGATTGCTACAGTATAGATACCACTCGTACTCACCTGTCTCCAATTTGTTCCTCCAGCGAATGTTGTGACTGGAGTTGATTTCGATATATTTGTGTTATCTCCAAGTTGTCCTGAAGTATTACGTCCCCAAGTCCATAAAGTTCCATCAGTTTTAATTGCTGCAGTATGACCAAATCCATCAGATACTTGTTTCCAAGTTGTTCCTCCAGCGAATGTTGTTACTGGAGTTGATTTCGATATATTTGTGTTATCTCCAAGTTGTCCAAAAGTATTTTGCCCCCAAGTCCATAAAGTTCCATCAGTTTTAATTGCTGCCGTATGAGCATATCCACCAGATACTTGTTTCCAAGTTGTTTCTCCATATAATACTGTTACTGGAGTTATTTTGTTTGCAGCGGTATTATCTCCAAGTTGTCCATTACCATTGTATCCCCAAGACCATAAATTTCCTTGTGTGAAAAAATCAACTGGAATAAAAATATCATCAAATTTATATACTAATCCATCCTGAGTAAAATTATAGAAAGTTGGCATCTTTTAAAAAAATTAATATTTTATTTTATCCTATAAACATAACTGGAGTATTCATTTTTTCACTCCAATCTTTTAAATACTTTTTTATTTCATCAGAAACTTTTTTATTATTTATTGCAAGTGCTTTTAAATATTGCCCGTTTTCATTTCTTTCAACAGATATTAATAAGTTACATTTATCAGGTCTCATTTCATCGGGAAGTAAATGTTGACTCCATGCACATTGATAATATCTACAAGATTCTGGTCTAGCTTTATGAACTCCGCAACCATTACATTCTAAGAATTTACAAGATTTTCCACCACCAAATTC